GCAATGGCCAGCTCTTCGTCACGCATGTTCTGCATGATGATGCGACGGCGGCGGTAAGCCGGGTCCGCCAGATTCTGCGGATCTTCATCCGGCAGGCGACGCAGGGTCATCTGCGGATTCACTTCATGCTTCGGCTACATGAGTCAAATATGAAAGGATGTGAATGAATTTACTTGATAAAACATCATCAAATCGACATTATTCCTCCTTAATGCAATACAGCGTGCAATACAGCGTGAAGTGACATAAATCTGTTCATAGATTCAAGGTGTATAAATATTTAACCGTTACTCTGATGATTGGAACGAGGCTGCACAATGACTAAAAACACTGGCAGAGATTATGAGGAATTTGTTGGGGCGATTCATCAAAGCTTGATACAAGCTGAGAAAATTTCTCACTTGAAAAACATCACCGTTGAAGTAAACAAAAAAATCGTAGATAAAAACGGCATAACTAGGCAATTCGATGTGTATTGGGAATTTAACTTAGGAGGTTATGAATATAAGACCGTAATCGAATGCAAAGACTACGCTTCAAGTGTAAGCATCGAGAAAATTGACGCATTCATCGGAAAAACAGCAGATATTCCCGGCCTAAGACTAATTTATGCAACCAAAACAGGGTATCAAAGTGGGGCTCAAAAAAAAGCCGAACAATATAAAATTGACCTTCTAATAGTTCGTGAAGCTGATAACGAAGACTGGCGCGCGCCAGATGGAACACCACTTATCAAAACTATTCAATTGAATATCGTCGCGATAACTCCCCCCAGAATAACTGCATTCTCACCAATGATAGATGCAAGCTGGCTTGAGTCGCAAAAAAATTTAAACATAGATGATTTAAATTCAAGGTTCAGTCGACTACTTAACAACCAAATATTCATCGTTGATAATACTACCCACGACAAGTATTCTCTCTGCGACTTAGAAAACTCCTTATCCGCGAGAGTACCTAACATCCAATATGGTGCAGGTACTTACAAAGAAGAGCTAACCGACGCTTATTTAGAGTTAGAAAATGGTGATTTAAGATTAAAGCTGAGAGGTTACTCACTTAATTACACATATAACAAACCGGCAGAGACAATTTCTACAATTGACTATTCAAAAGAGTTATTGGGAATTGTTCAAAACTATACCTCTGGCGCTAAGAAAATGGTTTTCAAAGACGGAATTATAAAGTAACAGCATATCATTCGAAGTGATTTCCTAATCTAGTGATAAGTCGTTCAATATAAAGATGCGGCCCTTAGCAGGGCCCATTTCACTTTCCTCTCTTCGATTAAATCACGAATTAAATCACAGCGAACTCAGTTTACAGTCTCAGTATATTTTTTAAACCTATGTTCATTTTCTGCCAATCTGCATTTCATATAATCCGCCCAGCATTTGAAAAGTGCTTCATCAGTGCCTAGGTAAGCATATAAATATCCCTTAAGAGCTTGGTCAGTAAGCACACTCTCCTAATCCCAGTCCACAATGAATTGACGGAAAAAACCGAATGATTTTGCCGGATCCACATTCCTCCATGTTCCCACCACGATACCAAACACCGGAATCTTAAACGTTACCATTATAGGAAAATCTTCATACCCAACTTGCTCGATAACTTCTTCTGGTTGTCTTAAACCTGTAGAGATGATACTTCCCTGATAAATTGCTCACCCTCCGGCCAGATGCGCATACCACATTTTGTCTTCGACATAGATCCACGCAGAAATGATTGCGCCCCCGATACGGCTCTTTCCATAAACTAACAAAACGGGATTCACCTGAGCGGTTGTGTTCGGTACGCCACAAAACGCATAGGATGCCTTGTAATCCGCATTCTGCTTACTCAATAGCTCACCAGCAGGGCGCATAAGGCTGTTGCGATAGTGCAGAAGTAGGCCACGACCATGAAGCGAAGCCAGCGGCGCGTTATTGTCTACTTTAGTGTAGAGCCTGATTCAACGCAGGGGTGAGAGTTTTTTCTGGTGACAGACCGCGACAGACGGCAACAAAACCAGAGAAAGGAAACGACACTGTCCAAAAAACACGTTTTCAGCATCTGTTGTTTCCTTTCTTTTTAGTGGGTGTTTCTAATAAAAACATTAAGTTACGGCGAAGAAGAACGGAAACGCTTTAAACCGGAAAATTTTCATAAATAGCAAAAAACTGCGCGCCTGACGCCCCGTAGTCTGCCGGATTGCCGGAAAGGACCCGCCAGCCAGAGCGGGCCCTAATTTCATCAACCAATCAGCTTATAGCGACCATCCCGTGCATTGCGGCGTACACGCTCAATCTTGAGGCATAGCGCCGCATCTGGCTTTTTTGGGACAGGTACGCGGCAATATTCAGAAGCGCGAGGAATATTATTTATCCAGTCGATCACTTCACTTAAATACCAGGCCTTACGCCCTTCCGTAACCTGCACACGCTCCGGGAACTCTCCACTAGCCTCAAGGTTTAGCAGTGTACGACGACTCAGGGTTGTAATTTCCATCACCTGATTCATATCAACAAGGCGCTCGCTTAAACACATTTTGTCAGCGATAGCTTTTAATTCCTCTACAGCTGGATTCGGGTACATCATTTCGGCAATTGGCTTAAGGTCATTGTAATCATTCTGCATTGTATCCCCCTTTACACACGAGCCAGCGGCTGAACAGAAATACCTGAGCCAACAAACGCTGCAACCTTTACTGACAGTTCTTTAACAGACTCAGGCCAGTTCAGAGCATCAACATTTAAGACACCTGTCTTATAGACCTGAGCCTGTGTTTTTTTCGCGGTGTCGATTTGTACAGCGGAAACATAAACCGCTTTACCTACGCTCGAACCATCCCATACCACCAGTGCACCTGTTGCATCTTCCTGCATCAGTGGCGTAAATGCAGGAATTACCCCTTTATTAGCTGAAAATATCCCCAGCGTAGTCACCAGTGCTTCAGTGCCAGCCATGAGTTCAGTGTAATGAGTAGCCATTGCTCCCCCTTAGCCAATGCGAACGGTAACAAAACGATTGATGCGGGCCGGTATTGGCTGTGGTGCTGAATGTGTCTGCACATATTCAATAGCCGGATCACCAGGCACAATATAGTTTTTCGGCGCAAGTTCGGCTTTAGTCAGCCCCATTCGGATTAGCTCCGGATCCTGAATACCGCCATAGGCGACAATCCCCTGAAGAGCCGTATTGCCAAGCACCATCAAATCAGGATCAAGGAAATGTTTTTCAGTTCCGTCCTCGTCGGTATAACGCCCGCTGTATACAACAATCGCAACATCGCCCATATACCCTTTAAAACTCACCGAATCACCAAGGTCTTTGAGGGCCGTTTCCAGTTCGGAATTAGAACCACGACGGGTATCCAGAGCCTCTTTTATCGCTCTGAATGAACGGTATTTCTTCCATACATTACCGCCCATAATGATGATATTAGTGACGCCCTCACTAAATTCTGCGTAGCTCTCAATATCATCATTTGGATCAAAAGTTTCTTTATCCTTACCTGACCACTCAGCACCGCCAAACTGAGTGATGATATTTTGTGGTTTAATATTCCAGTCCAGCTCATAACGTTCAATACCATCGCCCTCAATGATATTTTTCCCCGTTGTGATTGCCTGAACGGCAAGCCATTCAATACGTGCACGAATAGCTTTAGCCTGATTTACAATCGCCTGTTTAACTTTAATATTACGCGCTCCAAAAGCATTGTATTGCTCAGGTGATACACCAGCAGGGCGCACAGCTAACTTATTTGGATCAATGCTGCTTTTCGGCTTCATATAGCCTGGACGAATTGTTTTTGATTCGTACCCTTCGTCACGTGAAACTTTACTACCCACCATAGGAGAACAAAACGCTGCAATTGGGATATTTGGATCGTCGATTGTATCAAGAATAATATCGCGCGATTCAAACATTACCGAGCGAGTAAAAAACAAACTGGTAAACAACGCATTTAGTTGTTTTTGTACATCTACAGCATTAACCACCTGTACAAGCTGGGTAGGCGAATATAAATCAACCATACGCATCCTCTTTGCATTCATTAAAAATAATTGTGGATATATGCTATCACCGATATTTGTCATGCGAATACATGCAACCGAGTGCAATGTTGTATAAAGTTTTGGGATGACAACTTCAGCGCGGATAATTAGTGTTAATATCTTCACTCCCTTTGGTCTGGATTTATGTAGCATGCCGGAAAATTTATTTTTTTCCGGCCTTTTTTATTGGCAATATTTAAAACGGAATATCATCTCCCCATTGCTCATTATCTCCCACTGGTGGATGGCTTCCTTGCTGATCTGCCTGTTGTTTTGCTCTGTTCAGTGCGTCAGTAGCCTGACCCTGTTGATCTTTTTTGCCGCCCGGTCGCACAGTTCGCGCACTGATTACGCTGTCTGCGATAACCTGCCACCCCTGCCGCGTTTCACCGTTCTGTCCAGTCCACTGGCTCACCTGCATATTACCCGCCACGCTCAGGAGTTCGCCTTTGTGATGCTTTGCCAGCGCGTCGGCTTGTCTGCCAAACGCCAGCACAGATAACCACATCGTCGCCGTTCCGTCATCTGCCTGGCTGCATGGCAAAGATACCGCCATCCGTGCCAGTGTCATGGGTGTTCCCTTGCTGGTATGTTTTACCTGTGGGTCGTCCACCAGCCGCCCGTAAGCTGCTATTTGCGCCGTCATGCTGCCTGCTCTCAGGACTTAATATTGATGGTTGTCACTTCCTCCGCTTCGGCAATCTCCCGTTCGGTCAGCGTGGCAAAGTTTGCAGCCGCCGTTGTCATGAATGCGCTTATCAGTTCGGGATGTGCTTTCGCGTATCCTTCCCCGGCGTTGCGGTCTATTGCCTTAATCGCCACCCTTAGCCAGTGTTCAGCCATATCAAGGGCGCGGTAATGTGGCTTTATATGTTTGTTCAGTTTTCCTGATGTGTGCATTTTTATTTTTACCCCCTCGTTTAAAAAGTTTTTTGTGCACCACCACCTTGTCTACCTTGTCTACCTGATTAGTTATCAGGCCAGTAATGGCGCGGGTTTCAGGGAGGTAGACAGCCCCAAATAGCTGTCTACCTCATCTCTACCCGTCTCCTTACCTGTCTACAAAAATGGGTAGATAAGGTAGATAACAGGTAGACAGTGAAAAATAGTTATCTACCTGCATTAATACATTGAAATAAAAGTATTTTATTTCAGTCAGGTAGACAAGGTAGATAACCATTGCCATTTTTTATAAAAACGCATCGCAATCATCAGTAGTCGTTGCGTTGGTCTGCGTGACTCCCTTAACTTTTCGCGTAATATATTCATATCCGTAAACTTTCGCCGCTGACCTCATAGCCTTTCCGAACTCATTCACGCTCAAACATTTCCCCTTTCCTGTATATGCCATGAAGGCCATATAGACACGGTAAAGGCTGTTTCTGGTCGTGTACTTCACGGTGTCACCACCACCGCCCATCATTAGCCCACGAGCTTCCTCCAGAAACTCCAGCGCCGCGCAAAGCTCAACAACCGGATCCGTTTGCTGCTTTATTGCCAGAGCTTCATCACCGTCACGCTGTTCCAGTAATAAAGCCCGTGCCTTTTCAGGGTCAGCAAAATTAGCCAGCAAGCGGCGGATAATTACGGGGATTTCTGCCGCTATCTTTTCCGGTAATTCCTTGTCTTTTTCGTCCTCCCTTACAATGTTGTCGAACCGGAAAATCACCCGACGGCGTGACACACCTCCGGCCCGTTCGGTAAAGATCATCGGGTCGTTATTGGTTGCCAGTACCACCGCCCTTATTATCGTCGTGAATCGCTTCTCATATTTCGGGTTAATTTCAACGGGATCGCCTCCCGTGATTTTCTTGATGCCCGTGCCTTCCCCCGTATATTTCGGCTGATCGGCAAGGACGATAAGACGACTCCCGACAACCTGCGCGCGCCCTCCTGCATCATCGAGTGATGTCATCTCTGCGCTTACGGTGTTCTGTTTGCCAGCAAGCAGGGTGGCAATATGGGTAAATGTACTCTTACCGCTTCCCCCGTCTCCGGTGGCCTCAATGAACATCTGCCAGTCGTAGCGGTTCGCCATAATCATGTATAACGCGGCACATATACGCATCATCTTGCGCGGGTCTTTTCCTGCAGCATGTTCAAGCCATTTATGGAAATTTGGCGCATTATCGCGGATGTTTTCCCCTGCTACTGGTGGCGTGTACTCAATGCCATTGTGCGTGGTGCTCCAGTGCTCCGGTGAGTGCGGAGAAAAATCCCCCGTTTTCAGGTTAAGCACACCATTAGTGAACGGTAGTAAATCACCGGACGGCTCCCCCATGGGGTCGGCAATAACTTTTAACGCTTCCACGGCGTTATTGATTACACGTTTGCTGAACGTGGCCCTGTGCTCTGAATAGATCGCCACCATTTCGCGGCTCAGCTCCATTGTGCTGACCGGACACCATACCCCGCCGCGCCATACGTGGACGATTTCACTTTCTGCATGAACACACACACCATCAAAGCGATCGGCAAGTAGTTGTGCACGTTCACTGTCTGCCATCTGTGAAAGTTGCGCCTTTTGCTTCGTCGGAAGATTAAGCACCAGACTTTCCCCACGCTCGCATTCCTCTTTGAGTCGCGGCAACTGGTCGGATAAATCCACGGGGCTGGTGTCAGTAATCCCCGCGTATTCGTGTACGGTCTTCACTCCAGCCACAGCCAGTAACGTAACAATCTGCGTCATGCTGTGCTCTGTGATATGTCCTGCGCGGTAAACACGCACACACTGACGATCTTCATCAATGATCCGGTAATCGATGATGTTTTTCAGTTGCTCATCAGCCAGCACGACAGGCGGCACATCGTCGGCGGCAATATGTTTACCCGCCCATTCCTGCCACTCTTTCGCATGGCTCCACGCATCACTACCTGCAAAGATGATTACCTCTGTCAGTCTGTCGCGTGGCTGTTTTTTTAAGTTCGGTGCCAGTTTCATTTTTTGCCCCTGAATGCGTTAATCATGCTTTTCATTTTCTGGATGTTTCCCCGCGCTTTTTCCCTGCTGGTGGGCTTACTGCGGGGTGCGGCATATACCAGGGAAAAATCACGCCGGAACTGATAAACAGGCATCACGCAGTCATAGCTATACCCCTCACGGCGGTAAGTGATGCGCCGTTCTGCCACGCCTTTAATCTTTACCGTGCCGCCGTATTTATCGCGGTAAATATCGCCGTTCATAAATTCAGGCCGAGCGGGGCCGCTGGCAATAAAGCCAGAATTTTTCATTTCCATATTATTTATTCCTCGACTTAACTCGACTTATTTGATAGCAGGGCACTATTTATTGCGTCATTGAGTTTTTCTGCTGATTCATCAATAAGTGACAACAGGCCATAAGCAATATTTGCATCTTCATTGTCATTTATGCAATCAAGCCACATATTTAATATTGCTTTTGCTGAATTATTTAAAGTTAATGAACTTTCTGTACATGCTAACAATTTAAAAAAGACTTGCCGTTCTGTATTCATTTAATCCCCCAGCAGCTTACTTTCTTCCTCAATCAAAAAACTAGCGACACTTCCCGAAAGACGCGCCAGTAGGCTCGCCAGTGCGGATATATCAGCATCTGTAATTTTGTTCGGGTATACCTCAAGAAGGCGGCAAATAATTTCTGTCTGGTGCGCACGTTCAGCGGCTTCGTGTAATGTAATTTCCTGCATTAATGCACCTCTTTTAATTCATACACTGCTGAAATAATGACTTGTGATAAGCCATATTCTGATGATTCGCTTCTCACCGCAGCAATAGCCGTCTGAACATTAACAGCCTTCACATTCTGAGCGATACCAATTGTGTGGCCTAGTGGGTTAACAGCTCGGGCAAATACACGGAAGGTTTTAAGCATGACTCACTCCCTGGCGGATTTTTGCAGCGAATACAGCAACACAACCGGACGGGCAACGGCTACGCGCTTCGCGTTCCGTCCAGGCGGTTACGTGGATGATTTGAGATTCTCCGGCACTCAGTGCCAGAAAACGCCACACAAAGGCCGTTTGTGTGTGTACAAGGTGTGGTATATGATTTACAGCAACCATAACGGCTCCTAGTTTACGTTGTTGGTTAGACGCCCCGTATGTGTTCCCAGCACTGCGGGGCGTTGCTCTTTGTATTTCAACAATCCTTTCGGTGTGTTTCATGTTATGAGCGCATGAAACACACGTCAAGGCTTTTTGTATTTCTTTTTTTGTGTATACTGAAACACACCGATGATTAGGAGTTTCAGAAATGGCAACGGCTAACAAAAACGCAAAATCACAACTGACAACTGTCAGAGTCCCACTAGATGTTATGCAAGGGATGGAATCCGTTAAGCTGGACGGTGAAAGCAATGCCGGATTTATCGTAACCGCCATGCGCGGAGAAATAGCCCGCCGCCAAGCAGAAGGCAGCGGAGAAAATCCCCTTGTGTCGTCACTGGATGCCCTGGCTAAGGTCGAACAAATCGGCATCAAAGCAGCCGAGGAGATCGGGCAACTCGTCACCGTCGCGCGTGAAGAACTCCAGCGACGCAAGGTCAAAGAGCATGAATAGCCAATATCAGCGCCATAGTTTGAGGAACGCAGGCGCATTGCTTTACAGGACAGCACCATGAGCGACACAGAATCAACCAAAACACCATCACCAACTCGTAAGAGACGACGCAAAAATATAGCGCATGAACATGAATCAGAAAGATTCGCACCTTGTTCGTTTGCTCTTGAGAAATTCCTTAAAGAGCACAGGAAAAAGCTCTCGTTGCAAACCTTGGAACGAACCAAATCTGACTGATCACATTGCCCACCAGCCGCAAATGTGGCATTGTTGGTGATGCTTTTGTTTTCCCTTGTTCCCACTGGCGACCCTTTTGCGGTCGCCTTTGTTTTGTCACTGAATGCGGTTACCAAAGTAAAACTCAGGCTGATATTCACGTATCAGCGTTTTTTCTTCTTCCTCCAGCTCACGCTTTTTGCGCTTACATGCCTGTAGCTCCCTCCCCTTCTCGCTGGCACTTATTTGATATTGCTCTTTACGGCGGGAAAAATCCTGTAATGCACCCCACGGGATACCATAAGTCCCCGTTTTTCTGATACCTGGTATCACATTTCTGAATACCCAGTTACTGAAACGATGAGCAAATGTGCCAGGCGTCGTTGCTTTGCGGCTGCGGGCTATTAGTTTGTAGAAACCTGACTCAGAGATAATTCTCATATTCTGATTTCCTCCTGGGGTGTAAGTTAAATTTACTCCCTTTTCATCATCATCAAGCATCTGCAACGCCGTACGCGAATTGGTTAGTTCCAGCGCAGCACAAACATCTTTTGCAACAAACCACGGATCGCCGTTCAGATACACCACACGAACGTTCACACTATCAAAGCGCAGAACGACGAGATCACGAATATCGCAGAATTTTTTCACTGGACGAGCGTACCCCTTGCCCGTCACGGCAATATTTTTATTCATCGCGTTTTTACCTTATAGACAAAAAACCCCTCGTGATGAGGGGCATTATTTACTGGTTATTGCTGTTTTGTTTTTCCAGGTTTCCATCCAGGATGCCACTCACCACGGATCCATGCCTGAACCTCTGAAAGTCGATACCCTGCAGCACGTTCTGAACCGCCCCGGGAATCCTGGAGACTAAACTCCCTGAGAAAGAGGTAAACAGAATGACTAAAAATACTCGTTTTTCCCCCGAAGTCCGTCAGAGGGCGATTCGTATGGTTCTGG